AAAAATTATATAAAAAATTGAATGAAAATAATAAAAAGAAATAATATAAATAATATTCATTATATTATATAGATAAATTTTTAATGAAACCTGTTGAAATGAAAACGTCTCGTATAATTGGAATTCAATTTAGTATATTATCTCCGGAGGAAATTCGAAAGAACTCTGTAGCACATATAACTTCTAGAGAGGTATATATAAATAATAAACCTGTTGTCAATGGCTTGTTTGATCCAAGAATGGGAGTATTAGAACCAGGATTAGTATGTCCAACAGATGGTAATACATATATAGATACTCCTGGATATTTTGGTCATATTGAATTGGCAAGACCAGTATTTGCAATACAACATATAAAAGAAATAGTAAAAATATGTAAATGTGTCTGTTTTAAGTGTAGTAAATTGTTAATAGATAAAAAAAAACACAAACATATATTGGATTATGATAGCAGCGATAGGTGGAATTATGTATGTAGTTTAGCACCTAAAATAAAAAGGTGTGGAGATAACATAGAAGATGGTTGCGGTTGCAAAAACCCTGATAGATTAAAAATAGAAGGTATGGCAACAATAAATGCAATATGGGATAATATTACGTTAGAGGATGGTGAGAGTAGAAAGGTAGAAAAGAAATTAAGTCCTGAAATCATATTAAAAATATTCAAAAGAATATCAGATGAAGATATTAATTTTATGGGATTTAGTCCAGTATGGTCTAGACCAGAGTGGATGATTTATACAGTATTACCTGTAGCACCACCTGCAATGAGACCATCAGTAAAACACGATGCTCAACAAAGAAGTGAAGATGATTTAACACACATTTATAGTAATATAGTAAAGACAAATAAGGATTTATCAGAAAAGATAGCAAATAATGCAAATCCAAATGTAATAGAAGGTTTGACAAGTGTTTTACAATATTTTATAGCGATGATTGTAAATAATAAGATAAAAGGAGCAAATCCGATGGCTCAACGTTCAGGAAGACCATTGCAATGTATTATGGATAGATTAAATTCAAAAAATGGAAGAATAAGAGGTAATTTAATGGGAAAAAGAGTTGATTATAGTGCAAGGTCAGTAATTACAGGTGATCCAAACTTGTCAATAAGACAATTAGGAGTTCCAATGAAAATTGCTATGAACATAACTAAACCAGTAAAAGTAAATGATCGTAATCGTGATTTTCTAACAAAACTAGTTCAAAATGGTCCAGAGTCGTGGATAACATTGAATCAACCAGGTGCAAAGATATTAGAAAGAAAGAATGGAGAGAATATTTCATTAAGATATGTAGATAGGAAATCAATTCGTCTAGAAAATGGTGACATAGTACATCGTCATATGATGGACGGTGATGCAGTATTATTTAATAGGCAACCGAGCTTACATAGAATGTCGATGATGAGTCATATTGTTAAGATTATGAAACAAGGTGATACATTTAGAATGAATGTTGGGGATACAAAGCCTTACAATGCCGATTTTGATGGCGATGAAATGAATATGCACATGCCGCAGAATATAATGGCAGAAACAGAATTAAAACACTTAGCAGCTATTCCATATCAAATAGTAAGTCCTGCAAGTAATTCACCAATTATAGGAATATTTCAGGATTCAATGTTGGGATCTTATCAATTTACAAGGCCAAATGTAAAATTTGATCCAAAAACTGCTATGAATTTACTATTCATGTACCCAGACATTAACGTAGATAGTTTGATTGACAAAGGAAAAAACATATCTAGTTTTGATTTGATATCTCAAATATTACCGCCTATTAGTTTAAAATATAAGACAGCTTTATGGAATGATGAAGAGGATTCAGAAACATCAAATAATATATTGGAAATTAGAAATGGTGAATATTTAAGAGGACAAATGGAAAAAAAAGTATTAGGTAATACAACAAAAGGAATGATTCATAGGATATTCAATGATTATGGAAATATGGCAGCTTCTAATTTTATAGATAATTTACAAAATATTATTACGGAATATGTAAAAACAAGTTCATTTAGTGTGGGAATTAGCGATTTGATAGCCAATAAGAAAACACATGATAGTATTTTACATGTTATATCATCACAAAAACAAGAAGTATATGATTTAATTGACAAGTTACATTTAGGTATATTTGAAAACAATACAGCAAGTAGTAATATGGAAATATTTGAACAAAAAGTAAATAATATGTTAAATAAGGCAACTGAAAAGTCAGGTAAGATAGGCAGACAATCTCTAAATAAAAATAATAGATTTTTAAAAATTGTAGAATCTGGTTCAAAAGGTAATCACGTTAATATTTCTCAAATGTTGTCATGTGTAGGTCAAACAAATATAGATGGAAAGCGTATTCCGTATGGATTTGATAATAGAACTCTTCCTCACTTTAAAAAATATGATGATTCTCCTGGAGCAAGAGGATTTGTAGAAAATTCATATATTTCAGGATTAACTGCACCTGAACTATTCTTTCATGCAATGGGTGGAAGAGTTGGTCTCATAGATACAGCAGTAAAAACATCGCAAACAGGTTATATTCAAAGGAGGTTAATTAAAGGATTGGAAGATCTAAGAGTAGAATACGATATGACAGTAAGAAACAATAAAGGAAAGATTATTCAGTTTGTATATGGTGATGATGGATTTGATTCAACAAAAATAGAAAATCAAAATATAAAATTACCTGAAATGTCTAATGAAGAAATTTATTTAAGATATGATATAGTAGGTATAAATGAGCAACAAAAAGGTCTTACAAGTATTTATACAAAAGGAACTATTACAAGAATAAAAAAGCAGAAAGCGGAAACAAAGTTAAAATGTAAAAAGTATATTGAATATTTTATAGAGAAAAGAGATGAGATAGTGCAGAACGTCTTTAATTATAAAGATGAGACTTCAATTAGAATGCCTATTTCTTATCAAAATATAATTTCAAACTTACAAGCCCAATTAAATTTAAATTCTAATAGTATAGTTGATATTACTCCACTAGAGACATTTGAAATAATTGAATCATATTTTGCAAAAATAAATTCGTACAAGTTTATTAAAGAGAATAAACTAATTGAGGCAATTTACTATTTTATGCTTAATCCAAGAGATTTATTAGTAATTAAAAGATTTCATAAAAAGGGACTTATATTATTATTGGAAACTATTTTATTGAAATATAAACAAGCTTTGGTTCATCCAGGAGAAATGGTAGGTATCATTGCTGGTCAATCTATTGGAGAACCTACAACTCAATTAACATTGAATACTTTCCATTTAGCTGGTGTATCATCCAAATCGAATGTAACACGTGGTGTTCCAAGAATAGAAGAAATATTAAGATTAACAAAAAATCCGAAAAATCCTTCATTAACAGTATTTTTAAAAAGTGTAGATGAAAATCAACAAAGTAAAGCTATTAATATTGCTACAATGATGGAACATACAAAATTAATAGATGTTATTAATAGTGCTCAAATATGTTTTGATACAAATGATATGGATAGTAAAATTGAAGAAGACAGAGAGTTTTTAAATGAATACTATGAATTTGAAAAAATGACATATGAATGCATGAACAAAGATTTCAATGAAGTTAATCCACTTACTCAAAAATCAAAATGGTTAATAAGATTACAAATAAGTCCAGAAACACTTTTGGAGAAGAATATAACCATGGATGATATACATTTTGCTATTACAAATTCCTATGGTGATGATATTACTTGTGTTTATTCAGATTTAAATTCAGAAAATTTAGTTTTTAGATTAAGATTAAATAGCAACTATTTACAAAAGAACAAATCAAAAAAAGGTATTTCTATTAGTCTTGATCAAACTGATGAAATATATTTATTGAGGAATTTCCAAGAAAATATACTTAATAATATTGTATTAAGGGGTATTAAAAATATTAACAAAGTTTTTCCAAGAAAACTTCAAAATCAAGTTAAGAAGAAAGATGAGAAGTTTTTAAAAGAAGATGTATGGGTATTAGATACTACAGGAACAAATATGCTATCTGTATTTGCATTGGATTATATTGATTATACTAGAACTTACAGTAATGATATTAAAGAAATATTCAATGTACTTGGCATAGAAGCAACAAGACAAATAATTTATAATGAATTTGTTGATGTTATGGATTTCAGCAGTGTTTATATTAATTATCATCATTTAGGTCTTCTTTGTGATAGAATGACATGTAATAAAAATTTAACTGCAATATTTAGATCAGGAATATTAAATGATGATATTGGTCCAATACCTAAATCTACATTTGAAGTTCATACAGAAGTATTCTTAAATGCAGCAAGACATTCAGAATTTGATCAGATGAGAAGTGTATCTGCAAATATCATGACTGGTCAAACTGGATATTTTGGAACTGGTGCTTTCAGTTTAATTTTGGATCTAAAAGAAATGGAGAAGAATAAAAATGAAGAGCTTATTTCTACTAAAAAGAAAAGTAAAACTGATTTATTTGATTTAGAACCTAATGAAGATGATAATTGTGCAAATATAAATATTAAAAATAATATTTCATTAATTAACAAACAAAATACAAACGATGGTTGCGATGGCGACGATGGATATGATTTCGGATTCTAAAAAAATATAAAATTGAAAAATTTTTTTTTTTTTATTTTATACGAAAAGTAAAATAAAAAATGGTTTTTGAAAAAATTCAAGATTTACCACAAGAATTAAAAACAATAATATTTTCTTTCTTACACGTTAATATAAGGTTAGAATTATTATTGGATAGCTTTTACCCTTCATTTAAAATTGATGTATTAAATGAAGAAGTAAAAGCAACTAAAAGAGATTTTGGAGAAATTTTAGACATTTACGATCATTTGGTTTTATCAAAAGAAATATGTAAAAAATTTGAATATTTAAAATATCATCCTGACTTAAAGCCAACATACTACAAAGATGGAACGAATTCTGTTTATTACAGTAGTATAAAAACTAAACGACACCCATTAATATTAGAATTTGAATCTTTTGTTACTTTTCATGAAAAGAAAATAACAAATTTTCAGAATATACCTCATTACATGGCAATTGTTCCTTCAATTACTATCTATAATATTCATGAAGACACTATTTTTATAATTAAAAATAAAGAAGATTGGGATAATTTACCGGATAATCATCCAAAGAAAAGAAGTTTTGGGAAATATTATAATAAGATCGTAGAAAGAATGAAAGATCATTTATATAGTTTTGGTGAAGATCCAATTAGTATTATTTTAAAATTATCTCGATTAAGATGTATGGAACAAAATGAAAAAGGTGTTATTGTAGAATCCCAAAATAAATTTAATTACGATATAAAAAAATCAGTAATCGAATTTATAATCGCGTGGAAAATAAGTAATCTTTATAAAAAAAACCTTGCTTTGTTAAAAAAAGAGATTACACGTTATACTACATTATATTTAAGGACAGAAGAAATGATAAAACAATCTAAGGAAATTAAAATGATGAAAAATGAAGAAAAAAATTCAAAAAAATTAAATGTCTGTATTAAAAAAGAAATAAGAAATAAAAAAAAGTTAGAGAAAAAAAAAGAAAGTGAAGAATTAAAATTAATGAAAAAAGAAGAATCAATTATGAAAAAAATTGTAAAGATGGAAAAAAAACAAAAAAGGAACAAAATTTTTAAACAAGATTATTTATTTTAATATATAACTGTTTAATAAGCTATCAAAAGTATAAATGTTTTTTTCTATGTGTTTTTTCATGTTATCACTTGTGTCTATATATTCATTATCAAAGAAACTAAATGAATTTTCTATTAAACTATAGGACATGGGTTTATTCACTAATATTTCACTTGGAACTTTAATAAAGAAATATTTATTTTCAGAGAATTTAGTTTCTGGTTTATCCAAGCAAATCCAATTAATATTAGAATTTATAGTTTTAAAATTATTCTCAGAATACAAGACTATTTTTAAGACGTAATTTTTATTTGGTTTATTGATATCTTTAATTCCTTCACAACATGCCAAAATATCAAGATCAGTTATGTAATAATCTTCACTGAAAATAAGATTTTCTAGATTAATAGTATTTTTCTCAATTTTATCCATCATTTCATGTTTTCCTTGAGATCTTAAAATAGATATTATTTTAGATTTGTTATTTGATTTAAATTGCTGAGTGTAAATACTTAAAATAAACTTTTTAATTTCGTTAATATTAAATTTTAAACCAAATTTAAAGTAAATGATAAGTCTTAATAAATTAAATGTACAAATCTCAATCGGTTTAATGAAAATTTCTCGAGAACCTGTAAAAAATTTATTCCAACCTTCTTCATTCTCTTCAATATTATTAACTCTTTTAATACAATCTAATGAAATTAATTTTGTAGTAAATTCTAGATTAGGGTCACTCATAATTTGCTCTTGAGTATCATCATCAATATTAGATTTTAATATATTTAAATTATCTATGTTTTCTGGATTTGCCATGTCATAAGTCATATTTTCAACATAATTATTTCGATCTAAAGTATTATTGTTGTCCAAATCATCAAAATATTCATTATTTAATATGGATTGGATAATAATTAACTCATCGTTATTAATAATGTAATCATTGTCTTCATTATTTATAATATTGTTTGGATTTAACATATAGTCTTGAATATGTTTATGCCTAATTATTTCATCCGATAATCTAGTGTAATAGATTTCACTATTATCATAATTAGTAAATAAATGATTTTTTGGTAATAATAATTGATAATTATCATTTTTAAGGAGACAATAACTTTTTTCTTTTTGATTAGATAAGCAATTAGAAATGGTTTTCATCTCATTTAATACCTCTTTATCATAATCTATAAAAGAAATGGAATCAGAAACAAAATATTTCAGAAAACTCTCCACATCTTTCAATTTATCTTGAAATAGGATGGATTTATTATTAATTCTATCAATTAGTTTATTTTTAAATGATCGATTTAATTTATTGTTAAGAAGTATTTTCACTGTATTACGAAAAGAATTATAAAATTTAGATTCTAGATTAATTTTATTATAAATCTCTAATCTTTCTTGATCTTCCCCTTTATTCTCAGATATGGTCTTATTTATAGCAACATAATTACTTTCATTAACCTTCTCTAATTCATCATTAAATATATCCTCTGATGGAGGATTTACTTGAATAAATTGATTTGTTTCTGTAATAATACCAATAATTAAATTATTCTCGATTATTTTTTGCATTGGCTTACATAATATTTTATTTTTTGACCTATTATGAATATTTAATAAGCTATTCTTTGTAAATGCGTAATCACTATAAATATTTATGTCATCCATCATAGAAATTTCTATATTTTTAAATATTCTAGATGGATAAGTTGGAATATAAACATTATTTTTTTCATCTTTATTAACCAATAAACCAACACATTTTCCATGAAAATTAATAACTTGTGATTTAATCTCATAATTCATATTAATTAACATATCATAAATTTCAATGGCAGAGATATTTTTTTTAAATTTAAATGTTCTTGAATTCTCTATAGGTTTGCATTTATGATTTAATAATTTACCTATTAGATTAAAAATTACATCGTTATATTCAGGTAATTCACCTTTATAAAAAATAGTCTTTAGATTATTGCTATCTTTATCAGAAGATGATATTCTGAGAGCAACTATCATTTCATAATATTTATCATTTTTAATAACAATAGATGTTGGTTTTAAAGGATCAAAAAAATTACTACTATAAGAATTAGTTGGACAAATTAATTCAATATTATCAGTTATATCACTGAAATTGCTTTCAAATAATATTAAATTAATACCATTATCGAATATTTCGGTATCTTTAATAGTAATAATATCCCATAAATAGGTATGATCAATAGAAATAGAATCATCTTTTAAGTAATCAAGGAAATTTAAATAAGCCCTAACAACATTTTTAAAAAAGGTTTTTTGAGTTTCATCATTTGCATCAATTTTTTTAAATAATTTTGAATTGGCATAATTATTGATATCAATATCTAAATATTTATTTTTAGTTTTAAAAGTGTTGATAAGAGATCCATTTTGAAGTCTTACAAAAACGTCAATGTTAATGGATTTTATTAATTTATTTTTCATTTCTTTAATATTTAAAAGTACTTTTTCACCATTTATACTTTTATATATTTCAGCAATAATTCCGAAGAATGATTGATTATCGCTTTGTTCGGTACCGTATCTTAATAAAGAGAACTTATCTTTTTGTAACAAGTGAATATTTTCAGGATTAATTTTATTTGTATAATTTTCTCCCAAAAAATTTTCTAGGGAAGGAGGAAGAAATCCAAATCTATTTTTAGGAAGTGGAAAAGTCTCATGACTAATAATATATCCAGTTTCATAATTAACTTTATTATTTTTTTTAATGACCTCTTTTTCTCCTTTAATACATTGATTTCTTCTGGTTATTTGTTCTTTACTATTCCAGTCCTGAAAACAACAAGGAATACAGAGACCATCTGGATGTTTGTCTTTTTTTAAAAAACCAGGAGAATTAAAAACTTCGACCTCTTTACCATCTTTGTCAGTTTCTGTTCTTTTTTTGTGGAATTCAATAACGTAGTGACCCTTAGGGACTGAATCCGCATTTTTTGGAATAATTTTACCACATTTACCAGCCTTAACATCTTCCTCAGATATACTACTGTCAGTCTTTAAACACCAAAATCTAGGACAGATATAATGATATTTATTATTAGGATCACTTCCATATTCAAATGAATGTGTATATGAATTTGGATTAGTGTTATCAATTTTATCCTTTTCTTCTTTAGTTAATATTACAGGTTGTTTTCCAACATTTTTTTGACAAAGTCTAGAATAAGAACTGTATTTGCCATCATTTTTAGTTAAAAATAAAGCAGGGTCTCTAGAAATCAATCTATCAAAAAATAAATTAGGTTTTTTAAGAGGCATACCATCTAATTCTTGTATTTTTTCTCCACCTTTCATAACTTCATCTTCCATATCATCATCATCAAAGAATAGACCATCGTCATCATCATCATTATCAGAATTATTATCCTTATCCATATCATTATCTTCAAAGAATAATTCATCATCACTATCTTCTTCGTCGGAATCTTTATTTTCGTGATGTAAAGCAAAATGATTATTAACGTTATTATCTTCTCCAAGAACGATTTTCTTATTGAATTTAATAGGTTGAATTTGTTCAGGAATTAAAACAATAGGTTTATCATCGAGATCATCTTCGTTAATTGTTTTATTAAGAATACTGTTTAATGTGGATTTATTAATTTTGATAGAATTAGGGTATTGTAATAAACGAAACATGGTGTCAATATAAATATCTAAATGTTCAATATATTTTAGATTATCAATGTCTTTAATAATAAGTTTAAGTTTATCTTCAAATTGAACACTTTGAAGAGTTGCTTCGAATCCAGGATTTTCAATAAGAGTATCTACTTTATTGGTAAATTGACCATTGATTCTAGAGAAATTATTGAGAAAATTTTCAAGATGTTTTACAGCTTCATCTTCAGGTATATCATAATTTTCTTTTAAGATAGTAATGACACTATTATTATCATTTTCATTTTTAAATGATTCGTGTATAATTTTATTGATTTGATCCATTTTCTTAAAATTGGAGACACGCTTGTAATTAAGTTGAATAACATTATTATTTTTAGATACGACATCAAAAATACAATTAAATAAGTTATTATTTTTCTCATAATTAATTTTTTTTTGTAAGTAAATAGATTTATAATAATCAATATTTTTAATGATAGAATTAGTAGGGTTAAGTTTTTGAAAGAATGTAAGTTCAAATCCAAAAGTAGATAAGAATTCATTAATATTTTTAATAATAGGATTAATTGATTTATATATAATTTGATCTAATAATTTGACATCAAAGTATTGATTGCATTGAATATTAATATTAAAATTACCGTTTTCAAGTAAATCACAAGTAATTTCAAAGACTTTATAATCAAAATCAAGGTGAATAAAAAATGAGATTTGTTTAATTTGCTTAGCTAGATTTTTGGCAAGATTTAATATTTTAACACGGCCTAAATAAGGTATTTTTTTACCATTTTTAGTTTTCAGGAAAGAGTAAATACGAAAGATTTTCTCTTTTTTTTTTCCAGGATTAAATTTAATGAAAGGAATGTTTTTACTAGAATGTAAAATTTTAAAAATACTATTAAGAGGAAGTTTATAAGAATTGAACATAAGTAAGGTAATATCCACATTATTAATGCCGTTATCAATATATTCTAAATCTTTATCGTTGTTTTCAAAAATATCATAGAAAAGATTTATTTTCTCAGAATATTTCTTAGATGCTTTTTTAATTTTATTTTTCTCGGAATCCATTAATTTTTTCTTATTAGAAATAAGAGAATCTAAATTGAAAATGTTTTCTTTTGCAAGGATAGGAAAATAATTATTAATAATAGATTCGGAATTAATATTAGAAGTTGAAACGAAGTTAAGAATATCAGATGCGGATGACAAGTAAATAATATTATTTTGCAGATTATAATCTAGTAGTAAAGAATTATCTAAAGTAATTAATCTGTTGTTTGATGTATTTGAGAAAACGTTAGTATTATTAATAAGAAAAGGGTTTGCAGAGAAAAGGAAATCATAATAATCGGTGAATAACATACCAATAGGTGTGTAATATTCTAATTGGTTAGGTAGGTTCAAATCAAGGAAATCAGAGATGGAATAATAATCATTTTTAGAGAGACTTGAGGAAGAATTATTTAAAATATTCTTATTAAATTGATTAAATTGATCAAAAGTAATGAGGTCATTAATGTTTGACTTACATATATTATTAAATATATCTTCAGATGAATGTTCAGAGACAGTTTTTGAGAAAAGATAAATTTCTGGATATGAGATTTCATAGTTAAGTATTTCTAAAATTTTTCTTTTTATATTTTTGATGTTATCATCTTGGAAGATTAGTTGTTCAATATGGATGAACTCAACGTTATGTTTTTGGAATTCAATAAAATCAATAGTACTAAATATTTCATTAGGATTTGGCTTGTTATTTCCAGAGAATATAAAAACCTTTGAAGGATCTCCATTAGAATCTAATAAACAAACATTTAAAATTTCCATATATATATTTATAACTTATTTCTATTTTATGAAATAAATAAATTATATCATAAATTAATTTCGATCATAATAAGGATTATCAGTTATTTTCATTCCACAGTAGTGCTTTGGATGTTTTTTATAATCATACGGATTATGTAATCCAGCTTCCTTAGCATTTTCTAGTAAAAATTTAAAATTATTCCAAAATTCAGGTTTATGTCCAATAGATTTTGTCATAATATGAGATATTTCGTGAATGGCAACAAACAACAAAGTACTATCATCAATTAAATTATCGTCATTTTCTCCATCTTTATTTAAGCAGAAAGCTAGTTTTTGTCCTTTATTTTCACTATATGCTTTAAATTTACTTGTTGGTAGTGTTTCTTTTATTTCAGTATCTTTAAAGCCATTTACAAGTCTTTTAACATCTTCGTTATTTGGGTATTTATTTTTAACATATTCTACTAATTTTTTACATTTATTTATGGTTGTTGCTAAAAGGTCAGCGGCTTTATCTTTATCTGATCTTCGACGAACACAATATTCATTACCATCAATTTTTGAAATAATACACTTAAGTTGTATATCCTCGTTTTTAAAAATATAGAAATAGATAATTAAAAAGATTAAGATAATAAATAAAAAATTTGCGAGAGAATCTTGATAATTCATATATAATAAATAAACAAATAAATTTATAAAGATAATTTCTCAAGATACTTACTAATTTTGTTTTTGGAAATATTATAATTAGTGATAATGGAAACTGTCAAATTATTTTTTTTAAAATATTGATTGATGACCCGTTTTAAATCTTCGATAGATATATTTTTCAATTTTAAATCAAATTCATCTTTAATACTGTATTTTAAATTATTATCAATAAGACTGAGTAAATTAAATTCACAGATAGTTTTATTGTCATTTAATTGTACGTCATATTCTCCTTTAGACTGTCCTTTAATTTTATTAATTTCGGATAAACTAATATCATTTTTAAGATCATTAATGGTTTTAATAAATATATCCATGACACCATTTTTAATAAAGAGTTTATTATAACTAGTTTCACAAGAGAGAGTAATATCACCAAGATGTTGAAAATAATTAGTAGTACAATTAGAAGAATAAGTTAAACCGTTTTTTTCTCTAAAATTTACAAATAATCGAGAACTCATACCATTTCCTAAAATATTTTTAAGAAAATTAAGAATGTGGATGTCATTATTTAAATAACCACAAGTTTTAAAAGAGAAAGCTAAATAGGTTACTTCAGTAAGTTTATTTGATTGAATTTGTATATGTGGTGAAGATTGAAGTTGAAATGATAAATCGATTGAATGTGCAATAGGATTTTTATTTATTTTTGAAATAGCATGATTAGATATAGTTTTTTTAATATTTTTAAAATTGATATTTGAACAGACGGAAATAACAATATTACTCGGAATATAATATTTATGGTATGCTTCTACAAGTTCTTGATAATTTAATTTAGTTTTGTGAAAATCAAGATCATCGATTGGAAATGCAAAATTACTACCTGAATATATATATTTATCAATCATAACATTTAATAAATCATAAAAATCTTGTTTATCCTTTAAATTTTCTTCAAGAATAACATTATATTCTTTTTGGAAGTCTTTTTTTAATAAAAGAGAGAAAATAACCATATCAGTTAAAAGTTTGAAACATTTATCAAAGTTTTCGTTTCCACAGACAACCATATAATTAGTTAAATTTTTTTCAGTATAGGCATTAATATATGCTCCAAGTTTATCAAACTCTTCCGAAATTTTAATACAATCTTTGATCACCTTATTACCTTTGAAACACAAATGTTCAATAAAATGAGCACTACCTTTTAGATTTTTAGATTCATGAACAGATCCATAATTAATTCCAATCATAAGGGAAGAGTAATTATTATTATTTAATGGAGTTTCATAGACTAAACGAAGACCATTGTTAAAATTATTAATAATTTGTTTCATATATTATATATAAATAATATATTAAAAATAAATTTAAACTTTAAGACCAATAGGGTTAGGATCAGGATGGATAGTACTTTCACCCCACCAACAACCATTTTTTTTAGTGATAGTAGGATCTGCTCTTAATTGTAAATTAGCATTTCTCATAGAACTAGAAACAGTATCTAATCCAATATGTGATCCAGCTTCTAATAAATTACCTGGGAAAACACCTTCTTCAGTTTTAAAAGAACCAACAAGATCTTTGTTGGAATTTTTTGGTAAAAGGTCTGAAGGTCCATTTACAGAGGCAGCAGTAGATGTCATATTATGGAAACCTTCATCGGTGTCTTCTGAATCCTCAAGTGCAGCAGCTTCAACTTCAGCTTCTGCTTCAGAATCCTCAGTAACTTCTTTTTCAAATGTTTCTTTCATACCTTCATAGGCAGTATAACCTTTACTATTAGCATAAGATGTTAATACAAAACATAACAAGAGGAAGATAACCAAAATTAAAACACGTTGATTTGTAAAAAATTTTGAAAAGCCTGATTGCAATCCTTTCAACATTATATATAAACGTTGGATATATTTTTTTTAAATTAAAATTTATTTACTAAAATTATGAATCTAACTCTTTTTCTAAATCACTATCGTCACTTTCACATAAAGCTTGATCCAACATATATTTATTTTTAATATTTTTAGCTTCTAAATAAGAGGTTAATGCTAAATCACGAGCCATTTTAGCACGTTTGATAGCTTCTTTATACATTTTATAATATACTTCATTTGCTTCCTTTATTTCAATAACGTCAGAACTTTCTAAAATAGATTCATCAAGATTTATTTCTTGAAGAGAATTATCTGTATCAACAATTAATTCCTCGTTGGAAGTTCCTAAATAATTAGTATCTTTTTCTTGCTCTTCTTCTTTTTTTTTTGAACTATTAGAATCATTTTGAAAATCTAAGTTTTTATCCACTGAAATATCATTATCAGAAATATCAGTTTCTAATGTATTAGACAATTCATCTATAAATATATTTTCGTTTTCACTTGATGTACCATCATTATCATTTTTTGCTAATTCAATCGCATTATTTTCAATAGTTAATAAATCATTTTCACTTTCATCAGATTCGGACAAATCTACATTATTTTCAGGTTCTAATTCTTCTTGGTCATCATTTGTTTTTTGCAAGTTTAGTTTATAGGAATCATTAGGTAAAACGTTTTTCTTTTTAATTAAACATTTACTAAATAGTTGAATAGGTTCCATTTTCATCATTTGTTTTACTTCAATATCAATTTGAAAACTTCTTGCAGAACATTTTACTCCTTTAAATTCAAGTATGCTTGTAATTTCAGTATTTTCGTCAATGTTAGAAATATTTACTTCATTTTCAGATTCATCGTAAATTTTTAAGGAAGGTTTTCCTAATAAAGTAGGTATATTAACTCTAACTAAATAAAATTTTCCTGATTTATAGAATTTTGTAGGAGATATAAAATAAGATTCTATATCGTCTAATTCAAGACTACCTTCAAACCATTTGTTTCTATTTTCATAGATATAATTTTGACAGTGGCTTTCTAAACTTTCTAACCAAGTTAAAAATTCTTGATCATCTGTAGAAAATAATAAGTCACAATATGATTTTTTACCTACATTGATACCATTTTTAGTCATACATTTTTTAGGTTGAATATACAATGGTGAATTATTAATTGAAAACTTTAAAATATGATACCCCCCAGCTTTAGAAATAGGATTATTAATATTAATTTCTTTTAAATCAAAATCTTCGAATGAATCGTAAATTGTCTCCATAATAATTAATAAATATATTTTTGTTAAGTATTTAAAACGAATAAGTTAAAAATGGTCTCTATTTTTGAAAGTATTTTTAAAAAATGAACCGAAGACTTTGTTTAGATGTTCATATCCAATAAAGTTACTGGGCTCGGTTTTTTTATCTCGAAAGCACGGTTCATAAAGTTCTTTGCTTCAAATGCCATTTTACTTTGAGTTTGCTTATTATTTTCTATCATACCCATACTACTTTCAATTCATTTCAATTTTTTGCAAAACTTACTCATTTTATACACTACTAAAAAAAATCTGGGGAACACCCCCATACCACCACCTTTAATTAATAAAAACTAGATTTTAGAATCAAAAATAAAATCTTTCATTATTTATTTTATTTATACCTTTGGAAGTTTCAAATGAACATTATCTTGTAAATATTTGATATCAAATTCCCCGTTTTTATTAGTTTCAATTAACATATTATTCATATTATCATTAAATTTATTTTGTCTTAATTCATTACAATATATAATTACTGTATTTTTACTTTTATAATGAGTTACTAAATCACTAAAACTTCCTTGACCAATTGTAGAAACAAATATATCTGAATTTATTATATCAACCATATATTCCCATAATCCTTCAAATATTACTTCAATTTCTGTATTATTATCTTTTAAATTAATTAAATCAATAACATCTTCTCCATCGTAACCTTTCCATTTTTCACTAAAAATATATATATGTTTTTTAAATTCTAATTTTTTTAAATTATTAATAATATTTTCATAATATTTTACAGACTTATGTAGCTCCCTATTATATACATCCCCTTTGCGTATATGAATACATATATTTATTATATTATTCCTATTTTTAATAAATTGGATCTGATTATTATTTGGAGAAGACAATAAAAGTGTCCTTAAATATAAGGTTAGTTTATTATATGTTCCTTTTTCTATTAAATTAGACAGTTCCCAATTATATACATCACTTAATTGTATTCTTGTTGCATTAGATAACTGAACTATTATAGATTTATTAATATTTTTTTTTTGCGTATCTTCAATTCTTTCAGTAATTTCTTTAAATTTATCATAATTCATTCCCATCCAATTACTCAAAGAATATTTAATAGTAATGTTAGGGTTGTTAGGTGTATTTACAAATATATCAGAGGATATTAAATTAAACATATTAAGATGATTATTACAATCGTTTTTAGGAAATTTCCAATATGTATTTTTTATTGTTTTGTAATTACATATAAAATAAAAACAAAATGCTGTTAAATAATCTTTTAATTTATGTCCTGTTCTTCCACCTGAATTCTGAATAATTTCAATAAATATCATATAAATATATATATATTATATATTTTTTATTCAATCTGGAAAATTAAATATGGATTCGGTGGGCGTTTTAAATATTCAAAGGTGTAAATAATATAAATAATATTATTATTAATAATAATAAATGAAATTTTATAAAGAACAATTTGTAGAGTATTTTAAAAATGAAAATATTCGTTCCGATTTAAGAGAATTATTTAAACCGTTTTTAACGACCATTTACAATGAACTTTACATATATTTAATAATAATTTGTATTTATAGTGTATTTCTTTTTGTATTAATTTTAGCAATCTTTTACATATTAATAAATCATGTTTTATACAAACAAAAAAAAATGGATTTACTAATATAATAATTTCTCTTTGTATAATATAATGAAATTTCTCCAAAGTTTATTCGGAAAAAGCGTTAAAAAATTAAAACCAACTATGAAGAAGAAAGTTGGTGGAAAAAGAAAATCTAAAAAATCTGTAATGCATACCAAAACAAAAAAAAGAAGCTCAAAAAAAGCAAGAAAATCTAGACGTATGAAAGGTGGTGAATTAAAATTTAGTGAATTATCTTCTCCAAGTGATGAAGAAATGAAAGAAGAATTTGCTGGTCATGAAATGAAAGAAGAATTTGCTGGTCATAAAATGGAAGGTGGTTCTAAAAAGAAAGGAAAAAAAGCAGTCAAAGGTATGGATAGTACAGGTTTAACTACAGCAGTTGTATTAGCTGCTTCCAATTTCGGAGGTCCAGGTGCAAAAGGAAAAAAATCCATGAAAAGCAAAAGTTATGGTAAAAAATAAATAAATTTAATATTAATATCAATATATAATAATATTAAATGAATAATAATCAATTAGTAGAAAGGGAGGAGATAATAAAAAATATAAGAGATTATGTATTGATTGATGATCAATTGAAAATAATTAATGAAAAAGTAAAGAGTCTTCGAGAAAAAAAACAAAAATTATCTGATTATATATGTAATTATTCAGAGAGTAAAAATATAAATAAAAAAATAATTATTAGTGATGGAGAATTAAAAATATCAGAGAGGAAAGAATATTCACCATTATCTTATACTTACATAGAAGAAAGCCTAACAAAAATAATATCAGATAAAAACAAAGTTAATTATATAATTAATTTTTTAAAAGAAAATAGATCAGTAAAAACTATTTCTGAAATAAAAAGAGTTAAAAATTAATATCGAATCAAAATATATAGATAGATGGAATATTTAAATAAGCATAACAAAATAGAGTATGGAGATAATAGTAAAAGTATATTTTCAGGTGGTTTAAACACTCAAACTATTATAAAAGATAATTATATTGTTTCAAACATTAGTCCAAATGAAGAATTTGATAGGTTTAAGGATTTGTATGTACCTATTGGATTACAAAGGACAAAATATAAAATATCTACATGCAAACCTAATATAGTGCATAATGATAAATTTTTATCTGAGAATATGTACGATAAATTATTAGAAAATGTAAATTCAAAGGTGAAAATTCCAAAAAATAAAACCAAAAAGAAGAAAAGTAAGAAAAACCAATCTCGTAAAAAATAATTATCGACTATTCAATATTTTCATCAATCTAAATTCGTATCAATATATTTGTTAAAAAATCTTTTAAATAGTTTAGTACTCCAAACAAAAGCCCAATAATTAGACATAGCATAGGCAATCAATATAATAGGTAATGTATAAAGGTTACCAGATATTTTGTAAATAATAAAAGGATAATTATAAACACGACAATAGATATAAAGTAAAAGCAAACAAAAATCATTTTTAATAGTAAGAATATTATGTTTTTTAAAGTCATCTCTTAAAGTAACTGCTAATCCAGACAAATCACTATAACCTATAAAGTATGTAAAATTAATAATATTGTCTCTTTGAAAATCACTACTATTCAAAAAAATAATAAAATTTAAAATAGCAAATATATGATGGTAAATGTACATAAATCCATGATTTTTATTGTAAAAAATAGTAATGTATTCAAGTATAATATCTAATAAATAATAAAATATATGATAACAACATATGATTCTAGTATAATTTAATATTTGATCATCAGGAATATTTTTAACATAAAACACTTGGTACATAGAACATAAATAATAAATATGATGTATAAACATTATATTTATAATAATGAATAATTATTTAAATATTTTTAAATTAATATTTAGACCAGTTGTCCTTATTAAAATGATTAAGCTTTAATTTTTCTTTGTTTTGTTTCCAAAATTTTGTTTTTGATTCTAATAATTTTTGTTTTGAAGATTTATACGGAGTATCACTTTGTGGAGAGAAATCTATATTTCTTTTATTAGGTTTTACACCATAACAATTAACACCAAATCTCAATGCGGGATTAGCCATATGGCCACCATTTATACCTGGACGACCACAATTATTCATGGTTTCATTACTTTTTTGCAGATTTTCCCAAGTTTGTTTTTGTGTAGGAAATAAAGCCATTTGATCTTTAGACCAACCGTAATTACACCATTCACCACCGTTATTATATGAATTTTCAATTTGATCATAATCAGCAAGTTCAGCGTCAAATGATTTACAAATAGCCTCTGCATCATCATACGTATAATGATTACCGCCAATATTAAAAACTTCTTTTTCAACTGGGGCAGGAACAGGGGTGATTGGAGCTACATTAGATTGATTACTAGTGGAAAGAGTAGTAGTAGTATTAGAATCATTTATTCCTAAAATTTCCCTAAGTTCATTTGTTAAAGAAATATTTACAAATTCGCTATAAAATTGTACAAAAAGGATTAAAATTAGTAATATCATTAGGAGTGTTTCAAGTCCAATAATAAAAGTTGGTCTATCTTGCCTATTACTTGGAATTCCCGCAATTGAAGTTATAATATAAAGAACAATTATTGCAATTAATAAATATACTATGTTGTATTTATCGTCAAAGAAAGATAAAAAGTTTTCAGCAGTATCTTCGGCATCGTTTTTATATTCATCACTATTTGTTAATAAAATGTATGTAACAATTATACCAAGGATAGCTAAAAGGATAATTGCATCATAAACATATCCTAAATTATCTTTTCTAAAAAAGAAACCTAATATTGAATATAAGATAAAATAGACAGAAACAATCCAGAAAAGTAAATATAAATTTTCATATGTAAGAATGATACTTAAAGTATTATCATCATCATCTTGATCTGCAGTATTTTGAATTAAAGTAATGTTAGTAGATGGAGTAGTAACATTTCCAGAAACATCTACATTACCACTAACATCAATCTGATTATAGGACAAATCTAATGGATTATAAGATAAATCAACTGTATTCTCTGATATATCAGTAGTAATTTCGGAATTATCAAAACTTTCATATAAATTATAGTCTAAACTCTTAATGTTATGTGACATTTATATTCTATTATAATATAATTAGTTATTTTTTTTTCTATAAAATAAACAGTATGCTTTTGCAGTAATTAGATCTTTTTTTTCTTTAATTTCACTAATTCTACTGTCATTATAATGCAACCAAAAATTATTTTTATTTCTAACAAATGCAGTGTAATGACCACCTTGTAATCCACCGCTATGATTACATACACCAAATAATTCATATTTAAATGATTCAGGTTTATATCCATTAACGTATTTGGTAAGATCCAAATTATCGATAGGAAAGTCTATTAAATTATTCATCTTTGATCGAGCATTGAATGAGAATCTTTTTAATAAAATAAAAAGAATATTAGGAAAATTCCAAAATCGAATATATTTTGCGGCATCTTCTTTCATATTTTTTTTTTCGTTATACCATTTATTTTCTTTATTTAACAACTCATATTTAGTATAAATATCGAAACAATCATAAATATTTTTTGCGAATTCTTCTTTATATTTAATAGGAAGACATAAATTAGAGTATAATTCTGGTTTTACACTTTTATCGCCTGACATTAAACCATGTATATAATTAACATGAATACCTTGAAACATCTCACTACAAGGTGAATATTCTTTTTCATAATTTTCAGATAGACATTTATAACAATCAATTGCTAAGATATCTTTTTCATTTTTAGCATTACCAATGATAGAAATTCTCTTTTTAAATGACATGCTACAATGTATAGCTTCTGTTAATAAAATAAAAAATTCTTGAATATCATTTTGAGAATAACCAGTAAATAGTAAATTATTTTTTAACTTTGAATATTTTTGTAAAACTTCTAAAAATCGAGATGGACGAATAATTCCATTATTTTCTATCATCATATTATTTAAATTGTACCATTCTAAACAAAGAACTCCATCAATATTTTCTTTAAGTTCTTTATTAATTAGTTTATAGGCAACTATTTTATTTAATTCCTCAATTTCTTTCATGATTTGAAGACAAGAATTCATAAAACATGTATTGCCTAAATTTTCAAGACCAACATAACCTTTATTTTTTTCTATAAAATTAGTCATTTTATTTTTTTGTAAATTTATATATAGAAATATCTTTATATAAATTATTATAAAATGGAAAATAGAACATCATTTGATATATTTGATACAAATGAATCGATAAACTTTTTAATTGATTCATTAACTCTCATTATGAGAAATTATAATACCAATATGAATACCTTAATAAATGGGTATAATACAAATACTAGAACAATGTTATCATTAATTGAAAACTTAATTAGTTTAATCAATAATTTTAATGAAAGAAGCTATAATAATTCATCAGGGAGTGGTTTTAGAACGACTATAAATCAAAATTATAGACCTACAAATTCTGCATACAGAAGAAACGTTGAGCGAAGACCAACAATTATTCCAAGGTCATCAACTAATACATATTCATCATCAAGTCTAGTTTCTAGAGATTCTAATGCCTTACCACCACCTCCACCACCTCCAGTTGATAATCCAATAAGACGTCAAAACGATACGTATCAACAGGAAGATATTAATGATTTAGACACTGTTTTTGATAATTCAAGATTTTCGCTATCTACAGCAGCAAATACAACTACACAAACACCATTTAGAAATAGAAATAGTTCTTATTTACCGAGTAGTAGGAGAAATAGTAGTTTAAGAAGTACTATTTCAGGTATAACAAACAGAGATAATAATACACAAAGAACACCATTAAATTCAAGAAGTAGGACAATTTATGGGGAAAATAGTAATTTATTTGATACATCAACGGGTAATTCAACTGAAATTGCGATGAGAGAATTAATTAGAACAGCTAGAGATTTAGGAACGAATGCAATTGAGAGTAATATTACAACACCTTTGGTAGTAAGAGGTGAAGGACTTTCTAGAAGTGGTATAATAACTGAAGAGCAAACCTCTATATTTCAAATGGATACTATAAGTGATATATTAAACCAACAAATTAATAATTTACAAGATGTCATTGTAAGACCGTCACAAGAACAAATTGATTTAGCAACCAGTGATTATATTTATACAGAAAGAGATCAATTGAGTAATCCTGAACAAAGATGTCCAATATCAATGGACGAATTTGAAATTGGGGACACTCTTTGTAGGATAAATTATTGTGGTCATATATTTAAAAAACAATCACTAATTAGATGGTTTGGAACAAATGTAAGATGTCCAGTTTGCAGATTTGATATAAGAGAAATAGATACATCAAATAATGAAGTAGTTATTGCAAATGATACTTCCTCTGATAGTTCTATTGAAAATATAGTAAATGAAGATCAAAATGTAGAATATAATGATGAGACAGAGGAAGAAACAGAAGAAGTAAGTACATTATCTAATGAAGACAATGAAGGCAATGAAGGCAATGAAGGCAATGAAGGCAATGAAGGCAATAATAATCAAATAAATAATATTTTGAACTCAAGTCCAATTATAAATTCAAATCGGCAATCGTCAGGTAGAAATGTATTTAATTCAGGTGTATTTACATTTGAACTACCAATAGTAGTAAATGAAAGAACACCTAATATATTTGACATGTCAAACAATATTGTTTAATAAATTATATAAAAGAAAGAATTTAATAAAAATAATGGGAGTAAAGAAATCAAAAAAAAAACAAAAAGAAAAGGATAAAGATAAAAAAAATTTACCATTTGTAAGTGTATGCACACCAACATTTAATAGGAGACCATTTATTGAGAATATGATAACTTGTTACAAAAATCAAACTTATCCTAGAAGTAAAATGGAATGGATAATAGTTGATGATGGTACTGATCCGATTAAAGACATTATAGAAAAACATGAAGGTTTAAATATAAAATATTTCTATGTCGATAAAATGAATTTGGGAAAGAAAAGGAATTATATGCATTATCAATCTAAAGGTAATATTATTGTTTATATGGATGATGATGATTATTATCCACCAGAAAGAGTAGAACATGCAGTTCAAATGTTGATGAATAATCCAAACGCATTATGTTCTGGTTCAAGTGAAATATACGTATATTTCAGTGATTTAAATAAGATGATTCAATGTGGCCCATACAATAAAACACATGCAACAGCTGGTACTTTTGCATTTAGAAGAAAATTATTAGATATAACAAGTTATGAAGATGAAGCTGCATTGGCGGAAGAACGACATTTTTTGAAAGGATATACAATTCCATTTGTACAACTAGATCCATTAAAGACTATTTTAGTTTTTTCACATTCTCATAATACTTTTAATAAAAAACAAATGCTAGAATTTTTAGGTAGTAAAACCGTAAAAGAATCAAATAAAAAAGTAGAAGATTTCATTAGGAAAGATTATGAGGAACCAGTAAAAAGGTTTTTTTTAGATGAACTTGAGAAAAGTTTAGAAGGATATAAAGAAGGATTACCAATTCATAAGCCCGAAGTATTAAAACAAACAGAGGAAATAAAATCAAAAAGAGAAGATATAAAAGAACAAAGAATGGAAGAATATTTTAATTTCGATACGGGTATTGTAATTGAAACTAACGGAAATAATAAATCACTTACAAGAAAAGAAATTATGGATATAATATATAATCAAAAAAATATAATAAAAGATTTAAAAGAAAATAATATAAAAACAAGTAGTGAAAAAGATACAAGTGAAACAATAAAACTAGAAATAAAAGAATTAAATGAAAAAAATAAAAAATTATTGTTTTCACTTGAATATCATAAAGAATATACTGAAAGATTAGAGAGAAAAATTAAAGAACTGGAAAAAAAACTAGAAGATAAGGATTAATATAAACAAATAAGTTTTTAATATTTTGGGCTGCTGGTCTAATGGTATGATTCCTGCTTTGGGTGCAGGAGGTTCGGGGTTCGATTCCCTGGTAGCCCCAACAATTGGTTATTATTATTATATTTTAATAATAATATAATAATATTCTGTTTTAATTTCCTCCAAATGTTAGACCTTCTTTTTCCATATCATTATAATCTTCTATATTACTTTCATATTTCATTGCATTCTCAAAATTATTTTGAAGATCTTGAACTTGTCTTGATTTATAAATAGTTGCGGGTATCATAAATTGTCTATATCCTGGTCCCTTATATGGTGATAAATAATTAGGATCTCCAAAGATTGATTGTTTTTTTTCTCTTTCTTCCAATATTTTTTTAATTTTATTTTTTTTAAAATCCTTTGCTTCTTTTCTATGTTTATAATCTTTATTATCAATACTAGGAGAACCTCCTTTTCTAGTTTTATTATTCTTCTTTAACTTTTTTTTAGTTTTTCCTCCTTTATTCATTTTTTTTTTATTTGCTTGTTTAAAAAAAAAAGCGTCTAATCTATCATTCAATATTGGAATATGTCTGGATACACTTCTCTCTAAATGACCTAATTCAATTTTATTATCTTTATTTAAAAATTTTTCATTAATGTCGAGTATTAAAAACTTTAAAGCATTACTTTTTTGTTGATAATTTAAACCTTGATCATTGTTTATATCTTTATATCTGTTATAAAATTCGTTTAAATTCTTATTATTAAATTCATACTTTGGATCCTCCTCTATATTCAAAAATGAATAAGAGGTACTAGTTTCATTAGAGCCTTTTTTTGTGTTTGTTTTTTTAATTCTCTTAGATGGTGACTTATCTCTTTTTTTTAAAGTTTCTAAAAATTCTAAATTATTTGGATAATAATTAAAAGATGCTAAAGATGGCTGATCAAGACTATTAAATGTGTTTGGTGTATTACTAATAGTAGTATTTATATAATTAACATCGTCGGTTTCGTCATCTAAGTTTAATAATATGTCACGAATTTCATCTTCAAATTCTAAATCTTCTTTAGTTCTTTTTTTTGTTTTGTAATTTGTTCCAGCTTTAATACCTTTTACACTTTTTACACCTTTTACACCTTTTACACCTTTTACTTTTTTTTTTAAAGTTTTTTTTATTTTATTCATTAAATCTGTATATATTAGATAAAGATTTAATCATTTTCTTCGGTATCAATCGAAACCTCTTTCTTGACATTTTTATCTAAATATCTATAAATTCTTTTAATATCCAACTTAGAAATATTATATCCTTCAAAAAGATTATCTACTTCTACTAAATCAGAATTATCATAAAACTCATTTCCAAAATATAATCTTAATTCTTGAAATAGTGATATAACATCTTTTTTGTCCATATCTAATTGTTGGCACATATTAAAAATAAACATGATATTATTAAATTCAGTGGAATATTTTGTTAAAACTTTTGTGAATCTAACTTCATTGTTTAACGGTTTGAATTTATTATTTAATTCCGGGAAATGTTTATGATAAATGTGGTTATTATAAAAAGTTTTTATCATAGAGCTCATTTCGTTAAATTGCCAAATCTGATTTTGAAATGTTACTCGATCAATATAATCAGCATAACAAATATTATCTAGAACCTTTAAATAAAAAGGAATAGACCTTTTAATATCTATACAATCTATCATATCAATAATATTTTCATGCCATAATAAAGCTACTATCGTTCTATCTGTTTCATTCATAAAACAGCAATGTTTATCTATAGAAATTGGCTCATTAATTAATTTTTTGGTAATTTGTTTTGAATCATCATTATGTGATTTCAATTGAAATATAAATTCAATGTTATCTTTATTTATTAGGTCTTTACTTTTAGAATATATTTTTTTAAAGTATATCAATTTTCTTAAATCACATTGTATATATTTTATAATATGGCTTTTGTATTCTTTACTTATTTCCATGGATTGATCTAATATATTTCGTATTTGAATATCCGTTGGTTTCTTTAATTCGAATACATTGCATACTTTCATAAGTTCTTTTATTTTTTTGTCCATATAATAATTTCCTATACATATGATTGGATTGGAAGATTTATTCTCTAATTTTTGTTTTTTTGTCTTTTTTTGTCTTATTATTTTTATTAAAGCATTTATTCCGCCCTTGTCACCATTATTTAAACCGTCTATTTCATCCATTACAAGTACAATTTTTTTTGGTTTTCTTTTTAACATATCAAGAACATTGTAATTAGATACATTATTACTAGTTATACTATCCATAAGAGATTTGTTTCTAACATCACCTGCATCATAATGAACAATGTCAAAATCCAAGGATTTAATTAATGATTTAATGAAATGTGTTTTTCCGCACCCTGGAGAACCATAAATATATATTCCTCTTTTAAATTTGATATCTTCACTGAGTGTATCAAAATTTAATAATATATTTTTAATTTTATTTTCTATTTCTTTTCTCTCCAAAATATCGTTTATATTTTCCATTAATTAATAATACGATTTTTTTTTATATTTTTATTTAAACGAAATTAAATTGTTTATAATCTATATAAATGTGTTATGATGCAAAGTCTTCAATACGGTCATATATAATTGGCAATATATCCAGTTTGATTTTGCTTTTTTTTACTGATAATAACGAATTAAAAGCTATTGGTTTAGTATTTTTATTTATTATACATATTCAACTACTGGAATACTTTATTTGGAATGATCAATCATGTAAAGGTTTAAATTTATTTTCGACATATTTAATTAATATTTTACTTAGTTTTCATGTGTTAATTATTCCATTAAGTGTGTATTTATTTAATATTACTAGTTACTTCTCTGATTCCACTTTAAATGCCATTATTTTATTTCAAATTGTATATTTTTTGATTATGATATTTATTAAAACTTTCTTCATGATATATAAATGTACTCGACCAAATAAAAATAATGATGGACTTGAATGGGATTATAGATTAAATACAAATAATAAAATATTAAGTTTTATTTACATACTTGTTCATTCTTTTATTTATTTATTTTTAGGCGCTACTTTTTATCTTTTTCATTATAATATATTCGGTCTAATTACAAGTATTGGCTTATTTATTACTTTCTTCTATAATAGAATAAAACATAATAAAATATTCGGTTCATTTGAAAGTAATTGGTGTTTTTTTTCTGCATATATACCTCTTCTACTTGTAACTTATTACTTTATTGACAAATATTATTTAAATAATTCAATAAACTTAACTCATAATACATTTAAAATGTCCCCAATTTTTTAATTATAAATTTCCAGAGAAGAAAATTATAAAACAATAATATAAAAAATATGAAAAGAATAACTCATAATAATAAAATGCTATTACCAATAGGAAACATTTATAATTTTATAATAGGAAAAACAAGTAAAAAATGAAAGAATAATTTGCGTTAAAAATTATATATGTATATATATATATGATTAAAACAACCCATAATGCTGGATTTTTCTCTTGCTGTTCAGTAAAATTAACAGGAATCGTAAATTTTATAAATAAAAATAAAAGATTACCTGATAATGTAGATAGTTCTGAACAATTTCTGTGGTATAAAAAAAATAATTGTAAAGAAGAAGATATTACATTTGATTATTTTGAACATTATGAAAATGTTCCAGATGTAAATATAATACCCACTATAAATTATCATCACGACCATCAATTCAAAAATTATGCCCATTTAGATTATGAATGTATAACACCATTAATTAAAAAATATTTTTCTCCATCAGCTGAAATAAATAAACTCATCAATGATATAGAAAAAAAATACAATTTACTTTATGAAAACACTTGTGTATTATTTTATAGAGGAAATGATAAAGCCCGTGAAACAAAAAAATGTAGTTATGATGAATATTTAATTTATGTAAATCAATTACTACAAAAAAACCCAAAATTAGTGTTTTTAGTTCAAAGTGATGAAACCGAATTTATAGAATTTATTACAAATAAGTTTCCAAATAACTCTTTTTATTTCAAGGATGAAATAAGACATATGAAAAAATGCGGTTCTACAGTTGATAAAGCAATGAGTTCTCAAAATTATGAATTTTCAAAAAAATACTTAGCAATTACCATAATAATGTCAAAATGTAAATATATAATTTGTGGGAATGGTAATTGCGACATGTGGATAATGTTTTATAGGGAAAATAATAAAAATGTAATCCAAAATCTGAGGAACGGAACTTGGCATAACACTGTGTTTTAAACATTCAAAGGTTTAAGATTTAAATTGAAAAATTTTAAGTTTTATTTCTAAATAATTCATATATAGATGTTTATTCAATTGTTTGAAAAAGCATGTTTATTTAATAATAAAACAATAATTTATGGGCAACGTATAAAAGGATTTGATAAAATCGATATAATATTTAACACGAACAAAACTACAAATATAAAATTTAATTTAGTATTTTGTAGAAATGATTTTTATATAGAAATTAATGAAAAAATTAATTACATAGCAGAGATTAGTTTTATCAAAAAAATAGATAGAGACAGAAATGAGATTATTGCTGTTAAAAAAGATATAAATTTATTTTTTCCATTTGAAAAATGTGATCTTTCTTTGAATTCATCTTCAGCAATTATAAGTACAATTTGTAAAGATTATTCTTCGAGATTAGAAGAATGGATTGAATATAATCTAAATTTAGGTTTTTCAGGTATTGTTATTTTTGATAATGATAAAAATATAAATAATCCAATAAATGAACCTCAAGAAAACCTACAAAGTAATGGCACTATAAGTGATATTTGTAAAAAATATAAAGGAAAAGTTTGGTGTGTTGAATTTCCATATACATCCTTTGAAGGAAATCATTGGAATAATATTCAAAGAATTTCGTTACATATTGGTGTCAATGCTTTTCAAACTAAATGTAGTAAAATAGCATTAATTGATGCAGATGAATTTATTTATATACCTAATTATCCAAATATAAACAAGTTTTTTTCACAATATAAAGGTAAAACGATAACAATGAAAAGTAATATATTAACAAATAAAAATAATGATGATTTTATAAATAATAATATTCTTGATTTATGTTTGTATGTTGGAGAAAATAAATATTCAAAAACAATTATTGATACTAGTGTATTAAACTCTTTAGAATTTATTATTACACCACATTCTCACAGAACAGAAATATCATTAGATAAAAATGAAATAATACACTATCATTGTTGGGTAAATAGTAGATGTAAATATAATGAAAATATGGTTGAATTAAAAGTTCTAAAAGATATGAAGAAAAAATATGATAACAATAATAATGTCAAAATGTAAATATATAATTTGTGGGACTGGTAATTGCGAGATGTGGATAATGTTTTATAGGGAAAATAATAAAAATGTAATCCAAAATCATTATGACTGGGAACTGAAGTGTGCAAAATGGCATAACTCTGTGTTTTAAACATTCAAAGGTTTAAGATTTAAATTGAAAAATAAAATAATTTATCATTTTATTTTTATCTAACGACCAAAAGCACTAAAATCACTTGTAAGTGGAATATATTTATCATCTCCTTTAGCAGGTAATGCACCAAAGTAGTTCATACTTGATATTGCAGGATTTACTACTCTTTGTCTATTACTATTGGGACCTACATACGTATTTACATTATCATCATTAATTGGATGAGCATGATAAATGGATTCGTTATTGTGTATATGATTCATTTGTCTATGTCTTCTTTCATCAATGGCATCTCCTAATCTTCCTCCTAATTCTCTTCCTTCATCATATACAGATCCAGTAACATCTTTTGCTTCATCATATAATTCTCCAGTTACATCTCTTCCTGTTCTATATAATTCTCCTGTTGCATCCTTTGTTGCTCCGTATAATGAACTAGTTGCATCCTTTGCTGATCCAAAAACAGAGCCAGTTGCTTCTTTCAAGGCATCAAATGAGCTTCCAACAGCATCTTTTGCTACTTCTCCTGTTTTACCTACAGCATCACCTGTTGCATCCAATAATTTGGATCCAGTTTTACCAGCAGTATCTATTGTTCCTGAAATTAATTTATTAGCACCTTCAAAAGTGTTATCTATTATTCCATCACCATCTGCATCCAATTGAATTACAGCACCTGATAAATCTAAAGTACCAGATCCTCCCTGGCCGCCACAATTAGTACATATTCCGTCACTAGGACAAGATGGACATGATGGACATGATGGACAAACTGGTGGTACAACAGAGGATTTTAAGATATAATCTGAATAGTCGGTTAATCCATTATGTTCTTCGTATTTTTTAGATTTCCAATACCACATCCATTTATAATAATCAGAAACATGATTACTTGGAATATTTATACTAATATCATATGTTTCTACATCGTTTTCAACCTTACCTTCAATTATGTCCATAGTTAATTCGCCATCTGGGCAAGTTTCTCCATCATATGTAAAATATCTTACACCATTTTTCAAGCATCTATAGGATGCTCCTTTTGATAAATCTTTATTATTATATTCACTGTAATAAATAGTAGGTTTAGGACCTAAACTATTAGCTCTATCATCTCTTATCTTTTCATAAACACTGTCCCCATAAGATAAATCTAAATTAGTTAAATGAGAATAATAGATAGCACCATCTGTGTAAGAAAATATTCTTACTGGGAGTTTTTGAAGAGGGGCTAATTCACTTGGTTTAATATAAATTAACAAATTATTCTTACTATCAACTAACATCCATGGTGAAATTGTATTTAAATCTGCTTTATTTCCTTCATTACTGTAGGTTGCTGGGTCTCCTTGTATATTATAAATAATAATTCTATCTTCACTTTCAGTTTTTTCATATTGAATAAAATTATATGTTAAGCTATCAAAGAAAACACTATCAGTAATTGGCTTTAATGAAGCAAATTTATTATATTCATTTATTACGGCACTAAATGTAGCACTTTCTTCAGCATTAGTGCTTTTCTTATAATCGGATATATTAGTGGAATTTTTCTCAAAATTCACATTTTTATTTAATATTTTACTTTCTAAAAAGGTTGAACCATCTTGAGATGAATAATTGTATAATGAATATGTTTTATTTGTGCCATTGAATATAGTTAAAAATAAATTAAAAGGATATTTACCTATTTGAGAGAATGCTAATGATTTTGTAAAAAATAAAGTAACTACACTATCATCAACATCTTTATAATCAATAGTATAATAATTATCTGGAGTTGCTTCATCAAATGTTAATTCACCTTCAATTGTATCAATAACTTCCCCATCTTGATCTAATTCTTCTCTGGTTGTTAATGCAATAGGTTGTTGTGTAAATGCTTGAATAACAGGTTCTGATTCTGGTTCTGGTTCAGGTTCAGGTTCTGGCTCAGGTTCTGGTTCAGCTTCAGGTTCAGGTTCAGGTTCAGGTTCAGGTTCAGCAATTACTTCTTCTTTAATTCTATAGTATTTTATTTCAGATCCTGAATAATCTTCGATTTTAGTGGTATTGATAACGAATAAATTTTTGTCAATATTACTTACAAATGGTTTAGATTTTGGTAATATTACTTCAATAGAACCGTCATCATGTTCAATAATCATATTTCCAGTTGTCTTATCAAAATAAGTTTGGTCATCTTTTATATTAATAAGTGATTTTTCATCTGAATATGCAGAAATTATTTTGGATGGAACAGAAGTTTCAAGATTTTGAAATCCTTCATGCTTTGTTGCAGTTGCGAAAAAATAATTATAAATATAATATACAGCAACTAAAACTAGTATAAGAATCAATATAAATGTAAAATTTATCTTCATTGTTGTAATATAGATTATATATCGAAAAAAGTATTTTAAAAATGAATTAAATATATAATTATTGTTTTTTTATGAATGAACTTAGATTAGTACATAATATTGATAATGATTATGAATTATGTTTAGACGAGGTAGGAAGAGGTTGTTTATTTGGAGATGTATATGTGGCATGTGTTGTTTTACCTAAAGATTATGATTTCGATAAAACTAACATTAAAGATAGTAAAAAATTTACTTCTAGGACAAAACTTAAAAATGTCGCTAATTATATTAAAGAAAAATCTTTATTTTGGGATATTCAATCAATTAGTTCTGAGATTATTGATGAAGTAAATATATTACAAGCTGTAATGAAAGGAATGCATAATAGCATTACAAATGTTTTAAAAAAAATAGATACAAATAAGAAAATAGAGTTATTGATAGATGGCAATTATTTTAATAGGTATAAGGACTTAAATCACATATGCATAAAACAAGGTGATGCAAAATATGTAGGAATAGCAGCAGCAAGTATATTAGCAAAAGATGCAAGAGATCAATATATCGAAGATTTATGTAATGAACATGAAGAATTAGATTTATGTTATAATTTAAAAAAAAATGTAGGTTACGCAACAAAAGATCATTTAAATGGAATAAAGGAACATGGAATAACGAATTGGCATCGAAAAACATTTGGACCTTGTAAAAATTGTGATAAAATAAAAAATATAGTATAATATATAATATATATCAATGTCATTTACAAGATTTAGAGATGATGATGTAAGGGTTGAAGAGCAATTACATAAATCTACTTACTTAGGTAAATATCAATTAAATAAACCTGGTCCAGGCAGTGACATACCATTTATGAATGATCCTCAAATAAGATTAGAAAAGTTTGGAGCAAATTTGAGAACAAATAAAATAAATTTAGAAAGTGATCTATTAGGATTGACAAGAAAATTAAATAGAGATTTAACGGATGAAAACGACTATAAAAAGAAAGAAATTCCATCTAATAGTGTATCTTTTAGTAGAAAGGATCCATTTATATTAGAAAGTAGAGCAAGTCATCCTGCATGGATTTATAAAGATTTAGAGCAAAGTAGATGGGAATTACCATTAATCAATCCACAAGCAAACATAGAACAACCTTTCCATTTCAATGTTAATAGCAGAATATTATCAAAAGATAATTTTGATTTAAAATTACCAAAAAATAAATAAATAAAAATTATTTTATATTTCTTATATAATATAATTATATATGTATGAATTATTAGTACCAGCATTTGCTTTAGGCTCATTATATTATGTTAATAATAAAGAAAAAAAAGGAAAAAAGGAAGGATTTTACCAAAAGAAATCTAAGTTACCTAATACTAATACACCAAATGTAAATTATCCAAGTGAAAAATTACCAGAGTTTGTAGGAAGCCAAGCATTAGATGATATATACAAAACAGATAAACTGTCAAACGTAAATAAATACAATGACACTGGAACTTTTACAGATAAATATTTCCAAATAGACAGTAATCAAAATAGCACAATTTCTTCATCAAATGTAGTAGATTCATTTACTAGTTTATCAGGACAAAAAGTAAGTTCAGACTATTTTAGACACGATAATATGGTCCCATTTTTTGGAAGTAACTCTAGAGCTCAAATAAAGGACGATATTTCAAACGATAACATTCTAGACGCTTATGTAGGATCAGGAAGCCAACAAATGAGAAAAAAAGAACAATCTTCATTATTCGCACCTCAAGAAAATTCTCAATGGGCTCATGGTGCTCCTAATGCAAATTCTTTTTATAGATCAAGAGTAAATCCTAGCATGAAAAGAGCCAATGAAAAACCATTTGAATCAATCAATGTAGCACCAGGTTTAGGTGATTCTGGATCTAATGGATATAACTCAGGTATGATGAGTCGTGAAACTTGGATGCCCAAAAATGTTGATGACTTAAGAACTTTAAATAATACTAAGGCTGGTGGTATTTCATTAGCTAATCATCAAGGACCTGGTGTTAGTTCTGTGAAAAATAGAGGACATATGGGTACAATGGAAAAAAATAGGCCAGATAGAATTTATGAAAATACACCTGACCGTTGGTTAACAACTACTGGCGCAGAACAAGGTCGCAAATTAAGACCTGAACAAGTTATGAGATTTGATTTAATTAAAAAACCTATGACCGATTATACTGGTCAAGCAGGTAACGAAACTGGCGGTACATACGTTCCAAGTAAGCATACTCCATCAAATAACATTCATCTTGGTCCTAAACCTATTGGTGTGCCAAATCAATCAGGTAATAATACAGCAATATCAGGTGAATTTGGATTAGACGCTAAAAAGGCATATCCAAATAATCGATCATCAAATGAACAACCTAATTTCTTCGGATCAGTTGGTACTACCGTAAGTGCTGCTGTATCTCCATTGTTAGATATTCTTAGACCATCTAGAAAAGAAAATGCTATTGGTAACTTAAGACCTTATCAAAATCCAGGTACCACTGTCCCACAAACATACATGTTTAACCCAGCAGATAGAACATCTACTACTCATAGAGAAACTACAGAAAACGCTAAACAAGGTTTCTACATTAATGCTAATCAAAATGGGGGTGGTTATAAAACTACACAGCACCAAGTAGCTTTTACCAATAGAAATCAAACAGGAGATTTCTATTATTCAGGTAATGCTGAAGGGGCAAGAGAAATGAAATCTTTTGAAGCCGAAAAAAATCAAAGAAACAATGAGATTAAAAGTTCTACTATTAATGGAAGACTTGTACCAGGTAAAATGGATTTATTCAATTCTGACATAAATGTTAGACAACATAATAGAGATGCAATTCTTAAAAATAAACGTCCAGTAGCTGGAAATGGTCCTAGTAGAATACCTAATACAGAAAATTTTGGAAAGTTAGCAGGAAAAGATAATTCTTTGTATGCAAACATACAAATGGATAGAACTAACAATGATTTATTAAAAGCATTAAAAACTAATCCTTATGTTACTGATTATAAAAACGCTCTTTAGTTAAATTATATTTTTATATTTTATTATATAATATATATGACTTCGCAAAATTATATATATATTATATTTTTTACATTGATACTAATGTTAATCATTTATTCAATATATTTTAATGAAAATGAAAAATTAAACATTTATAATCAAGATTTCGAGAAAAAAACTTTTTTTGATTTAAAAAAACATATTCCGGATATTGATGCAAAATTAAATAAATTAATTAAAAAAGGAAAAAATAATTATGACAGTAATAGAGAATATTCAGATATTACTGATAATGAATTTATTGTTGATATTATGTGCTCAAAAAATACATATTTTGAAGATGAAATTATGAATTTAGTCCGAAAAATAGTACAACTAGAAAATGAAATATTTAAAGACCATAAAAATAGACTATCCAATGAAATTATAAATGAAACTCAATATATTGAAATGAAAAAACTATGTAATCAACTTTATTACTATATTATTCACTCTTATTCTTTTTTCATTGACAATATATATTACCTTGAATTTCTTTATGATAAATACATAAATCTTTATCGTTTTTCTAATATTAACGAGAAAATAAAATTTAAAAATATAAATGTTGTTGAAGTTAGTAATCATCATCTTGCTACAGAATGGGTTTATCATTATTATAAGAATGATATTTTACCATCTATATTACATGTAGATAGTCATGCTGATATCAATAATATTGAAATTGAATATTTTGATTTTCTCAAAAAAATGAAAAAATCTCAAGAAAATTATGATAAAAAAACATTACTTTATTTGTATAGTAAAGTTCTTAGTGATGAAGTTGGAAATGTTATTGTACCCTTTTTATCACCTTACAAAAATAATTCTGGTGTTTTTTGGTTAAAGCCTAAATGGACTACAGATAATATTGGTAATTTTGACGCTTATCTATCTATTGATGAAGAAGCATTAGATTTATACACTAAAAGAAAAACTTATTTTATTAAAAAAGATAGTAATATTGAGAAAAATATTGAGAAAAATATACCGGTTTCCTATGTATCTTGTCATGTTGATAACGCCAAAAATTATTACTTAAGTATTTCAAATAATTATATTTTAAACATTGATTTGGATTACTTTGTTTGTTTTGGTACTAAATATAATCAACATCAACCTCTATCTGATCATCGAACCTTTATAGATATTGGTATGGTAAATAAAAGTGAAAAGTATCTAATTAATAAAAACAAAGAATTTCTCAAAGAAATGGAGAAAATTAGATTAAGAATCGATAAATTTTTGAGTTTTATCCTTTTCTTGAAAGAAAAGTCAATTATACCTGGTTTAATTATTATTTGTGATAGCAGTAGAAGTAATTCAACAGTATTTCATGAACCATATCTTGAGAAAAATTCGATAAATGATAAAGAAAATGAATATACACCGAAATATCTTTCATTTTGGTTACATAATACAATATTAAACCATCTAAAAGAAATATTTGATTAGTATTAAATTTTAATTATTCAAAAAATGATTTTCAATTTGATTCATAAAATTTTCTTTAAACTTTACTTTTCTCAATAAAATTAAATAATTTTTAGCTTCATCCAAATTCATATTATTATATTTAATTAAATAAGCTATTATAAATGCTGGACTTCTATTTATACCGGCTTTACAATGAACTAATATTTTTTGATTATTATCTAATCTCTCTTTTATTAAATCACAAACATTATCAATAAAAGGTGTCATATCCGAAGTGATTTTATCTCTAATAGATATTTTTATATTTTCTATTTTTTTATCAATATGCTTGGAACAACATCCAATTGATATTATCAGATTTATATTTTTAATTATTTGAGTTGAATATTGATCACCTAAATATAAATTATCTAATATTTTATTATAACTCATATTGTATTTTTATAACTTATTTCTTTATCATTTTTCATATTATAATTTCAATTAATTTTAACAATATACAATTAAAATTAATTAGTTTTATAATAATTTTATGCTACCATTTTCATATCAATTTTCTCGTAATACTTATATTTTTTTATAAATTCTATATCATCTAAGTTATAATCATTAATATTTTCATGTTTATTTTTAATAATAATTCTTGGAAATTCATGAGGCTCTCTTTTTAATTGTTCCTTTAATGGTTCTATATGATCCATATAAATATGTGCATTTCCTAAAAAATAAACAAACTTATCTGGGAGTAAATCACAATGTTTTGCAATAATATAAGTTAAGAATGAATAAGAAGCAATATTAAATGGAACACCTAATCCAACATCCCCACTTCTTTGATACAAAGAACAAGATAAGTATTTATGGTCTCTAACATGAAATTGCATTAATACATGGCAAGGAGGTAATGCCATTTCTTCTATTTGACAAGGATTCCAAGCAGATACTAATAATCTTCTCGAAGTTTGTGTATTTTTATCTTTCAATTGATTTATTACATTCATTAACTGATCAATTCCTTTACCAGTGTAATCAGTATATCTATTTTTATATTCTGCATTAAAATGTCTCCATTGATGGCCATAAATTGGACCCAAATCACCTTCTTCATTATCATATAGCCCACGAGAGTCTAAAAATTCTCTGCTTGAATTATCATCCCATATTTTAACATTTTGCTTTTTTAATATATCATTATCAGTTTTACCATTTATAAACCAAATTAATTCTTTAAAACAAGTTTTCCAAGCTAATTTTTTTGTAGTTATAAATGGAATGATACCGTCTTTTAGATTAAAATTCATACTTTCTCCAAATAAAACCTTTGTATTACCATTTCTTCCTTCTTCTATAGAACCCTCTTCAATTATTCTTGATATGAGATTTAAATATTGTCTTTCTTCATGCATATTTATATCGATATTAACAAAATATCCTTTAAATTTTTTTCTCTAATTTTAAAAATATGTTTTAATATTTTTCATAAAAAATTTATATTCTTCTCGAAAATCTTCATCAAAATCTTTAGTACATGTTTCGAAATTTTTCTTTTTAAAGTTGCATATTTCTATATTTTCAAGATTATTTTTAAAACAATTATTTAGATCGTTAAAATACTTTCCGCATTTAATCCTAACTTCTGTATCATATTCTTGTCTAATTTTCTCGTATCTTCTTAAAAGAATTGAATTCCACATATAAAATAAGTAAATATAAATATTTATATGTGTTTAATTTATCCTCTCGATTTATCATCTTTTTTTACTTCATCGTAAGTTTTAGTTTTCGTTATTTTATTTTCTATATTTGATATACTCTTGGCAGTATAATATGCAATTATAGCTGCTATACCCCCAATAAATAACGTTTCAATACCACCAATTAATTTATAATCTTTTATAAAACCTAATAGAAAGAGTAGTAAAGAAAGAATTACAGAGGATAAAAAAAATGGGTTTTTAAGTCTAAACAAGAAAGGAATTAATGGAAACACCCCTATAATCACAAAAGAAAGGAAAGTAATTATTGCAACTATAACAGCATTTTGTTTGAAAACTCTAGCATTTTCAGCTAAATAGCTTGATACTCCCATGCTAAAACCATCGCTAAGTATCGATGCTAGGCCTAATATTAGAATAGTAGATTTAGATAAATTACCTCCTATTGATCCTGCTATTATGGCAAAAGTAGTGATCAATCCATCTACACCACCATAAACAATTTCTGAATAATATTCTTTCATATAAAATAGACTTCTATAATTATTATATATAATTACAGAATTAATATCAGCAAATTAATAATATTTGTTATATAATTAAATGCGTCATCCTAAATCCCGAAATGAATTTATTCTATATTCCATTATTTATTGTTTCTCAGAATTTAAATAGTCACTTGTGGGTCATCCACCCTTCAAATTGATTTTTGTATGTTTTCTCTTAACTTTTTTGTTTTTCTTTGTTTTTCTTTTATCCTTTGTTTTCTTTGTTTTTTTTTTATCATTTATTTTCTTTGTTTTCTTTGTTTTCTTTGTTTTCTTTGTTTTCTTTACGTTCATGCTTTTATTCTTATATTTGCCTCCATTTAATGCTTGTGAAAAAATATTCCTATTCTCATAATTACCAATTCGTAAAATATATTTTAAATTATCAATAAATTCTCTTAATAACTCTGTATTTTGAATTTCATTATTTTGTATTTTTTCTTCTAACACATCTACAATAGATTTATATCTCAGATAATTAATATTGTTTGAATTATTTCCGTCAGTATCAATTGATTCTTCTAACCTCCTAAGTAATTCATCAATAAACTCTTCTTCAGTTTGTAAAAATTGTAATAATACTCCTAAGTCAATAATAATACTATTATTATTTTCATTAATAAATATCTGATTCATGCGTTCCTGAAAAAATACTTCATTTATTTCATCAACAAACCCATCGTCTAAGTCTCTTTCTTCATCTAAATTTTCATTATTGTTTAATTCAATTATATTGTCAATCATTTCAATCGAATCATTATTTTTATACTTTTTGGGTCTTATCATTCTACCCCCTTTTAATTTTTTTTTTAAATTATTAATCATTATATAATTAAAGTATAGATTATAAATTAATGTCAAATATCAATCTAAATTAGTATTTATTAAAAATTAAATTTTTATAGTTTTGATAAATATATTTCTTTATAAAAAAGATAAATAGTATTTACGATTTAAATTATATTAATAATATGAATTATATTGATATTATTGCTTATATTGCAGGAGGAATTGGATTTGTAACATCGATTCCACAACTAATTCAAATCGTAAAAACGAAAAAGGTAAGAGATTTAAATCCTTATTTTTTTGTATTGCATACAACAAGTGATATTTTATATATTACTTATGGAGCATTATCCAAAGACTATATTTTAAGTTATTCTTTATCAATGCCTGTATTATGTAATTTTATTATATTTTCATTATGGTTTTATTATAAAGACAATAACATTATAGAAGAAAACAAATAAATATTTAATAATTATTAAAATAGATCAATATTTATTAAATTTAAAATTTAATTAAAAAGGAATTGAGAAAGGATGAATAAACCTAAAATTTGGAAAACTGATGTAGCAGGTTTAATACCAGGTACTAATTTTACTAATACGTTATTCCAAAGTAACATACCAACAAGAGATAATATAAGTAAAACAATAAACAATGTTAATAAGAAAACTAAAAGTTCTTTTAGTGGTTTAGGGGTCATGGTCATTTCACCACCAGCAAATCCTTCACAAGAAGATACGAATGTACTAACAACAGGTTTTAATGCGTCAAGCATATTATATAGTATAAAAAGATTTTTATTTATAAAATATTTATAAATTTTACATTATTGCTTTTATCAGATACTAAATAACCATTATTCATTTTATTTAATATTTGATATTTATTATTTTTATAAAAAATAAATTTATTGTGTTTTGAATCTTTTAAAATATATTTTTTTCCTCCCTCTAAATCACTTTCCAGATTTTCTTCAATAATAACATCATTAGATTTATAATATTTGTCTATTTCAGTGTCAATTAACTTTTTATTTAATTTTAAAAAATCTAAAAATTTAATATCATCTTTTTTTGTTAAATTAGAATCAAAAAGACTAAGTATTATTCTTAATTGAGTAAAATTACTAAGATATAACATATCTTGTGTTTCTAATTTATCCCTAAGACCAAAAAGAATTTCATTATTTTTCTCCTTTTTCTTTAAAATATTATCAACTTGTCCAGGTAAAGAAATATTTACTCCACATGTTTCAGTTCCTTGAAATCCATAATAAAAACCTTCAAGAATAAATTTAATATTATCGTTATCCCAAATATTAAGTATTAGTTTAATTATATTATTGATTTGTTGTGCAGATTTATTATTTTTAAGTTTAACTTCTTTTAAAAAATCAAAAAGTTTTTTTTGATTCATAATATAAATTTTATATATATTTAAAAAAATATTTTTACTAAAAAACGGCATAAATAAATAACTTAAATATGATTATAAATGTCTGCTGTAACAATTTATAATCCAAATACTCAAAACAACCTATTGTTAAATAGTTTATTAAACTTTTATACAAATGAACATATGAATACAATGATAAATATAATTAATGGTGAATCTAGAATTTCTTTAAGAATAATTGACTGGTTCGTCACAAATTATGCAAAAAAATACTATACAATATACGAACTAGATGATAATAAAAGATTTAAGGTGTACCATGATTATAAATTAAAATTAAAAGCATATTCTAAAAAAAGATTCGATCCATTTTGTAGATGGGATAGAATAGTAATTCCTTATAACACGAATAAAAATATGGAAACAACAATAGGACAACTTAATTTCTTTAGATGGGCTATTGAAAATAGAATAATTAATTATATCGAAGAGAATTATTCTTTTATTGAAAAAGATATGAACAATAATAATAGTAGCTCAAGAAAGAAAAAAGATGTCATTGATAATAATAGTAAAACAAGGAAAAAAAGAGAGGAATTATCAGTATCTGCTGTAAAATGTATTAAAAAAGAAACCGTAAAAATTATCGTAAAATTTGATGAAATCTAATTAAACTTATTTATAAAAGAGATTGCATCATCTAACCAAATAAGACCAATATCATTTTTATTGTTTTCATCATAATTGGCATTTTTATTAGCATCAATTACTAATATTGTACTGCTTTTCTCTCTGGATAGCCATCTTTTATGATATTCATCACATTTAATTAAATAATTTAAATCTAAATTTGATTCACCTAAGCGATTTCTATTGTTAATCCTATTATTGCAAACCATAGGATCTGCATCTATGTGTATTATTGCAGAGGTATTAAATTTATTTTTATAATTATTATAAAATTGTAAATATATTTGATAATTTATATCTTCAATAAGTTTATCGTCATAAAGCATTTTTGCAAATACATTCATATCAGCATCTAATGATCTTTCAGTGACAATTATTTCACATTGAGGATTATCGGCAATAGCCTTTGTAATGTTATTTAATCTAGTTACATATGCCATAATTTGAAAAGGAAAGGCATATGATCCAGGATTTTCATAAAACTTTTCTAAAATATTTTTCCCTTTAGAATCTTTTATTGACTCCCATATGTTAATAGGCTCGGTAATAAAGAGTATTCTTTTTTCATATTTAAGTTTTTCCTTAAGTTTATTTGTAAATGTAGTTTTTCCTGCTCCTATATTTCCCTCAATTGATATTATTTTTGGTATTTTCATGATTGTATAATCCATTTTTAATATTATTTTATATAATTATTTTGATCAATTTTATAAAATATCTAAAGGTTTATATTTCAGAATATCTAAAATTTTGCTTGTAGTTGGAAATGAATCAAAACCATAAATATCTTGAAGTAATAACCATTCAAAAATTCCACCCTTATAAATAAAAACATTTTTAAATCCTAAATTTATAATTTGATTATTTTTATTTTCTACACTATTGTCATTGCAGTTATTTCCATAAATTATAAATATCTTTGAATAATAATCATAATTATTTACTAAATTATTAATTAAAGTCTCTTCTTGGGATATGGATGTTGTGCCATCAATTAAGCAATTTTGCGAATTCTTATCCAATGTGTTAATAATAATATAATTTATATTATTTTTTAATACTTTTTGCATATCCAAAAAAGAAATATATTTTATTGGTTTTTTAAAAATATTCATGATATTTTTTTTTGTTAAAAAGTATTTAAATATTTTAATGTAAAATTGAATTGAAATATAATAAAAATATATAAAATAAAAAAGAATGGATTTTTTACAAAATAAATTGACAAGAGATGAATGGAATAATCTAGAAATACCAGTTTCAGATGAAGAGAAAGAGATTCTAAAATTACTAGATAATGGTTATAACGATTTAGATATATGTATTAATCATAATCTTTCATTGTTATCTATGGTAAAAATAGATTCTAATGAAGAAGTAATGCATATGTATTTGTATGACAAATATTTTAATAAAAAAATAGTAGATATCGATAAAAAATACAGCATTAAAGGAATCAATGATGATAATTTTAAATATAAAAAAAAGAAAATACAAAGAATAAATAGTAGGGATCTTGTAAAATTAGAAAATTTTGATAACAATTTAGATTTCTTTCAAAAGAATGTCTTTGAATTTGTATTAATCGAAGTTTATAAAGAATTGATTAAAAGCGTTTATAAAAATAAATCAAAGAAAAATGTATATATTTATACAATTATTTACTTAATAAAAAGAAAAATAAAAAATATTAACCTAGTCTTGAAAGAGAGGATTCAAATTGTTATTGAAAAATTAAAGGAAAATATTAGTGTAAAAGATACTATTAAAAATGCTTCTATGTTAATTGAAGGAAATGGATATATTTTTGAGTATGAAGACAAAGAATTATTTGAACATCAAAAAAAAATATATAATTTATTTAATAATAAAGATAAAGAACACGCAGAATTTGTCCTTTATACAGCTCCAACTGGTACAGGAAAAACATTAACGCCTATTGGTTTATCAAATAATTATAAAATAATATTTGTATGTGTTGCAAGACATATAGGTCTTGCTTTGGCAAAATCAGCAATTTCTAGTGGTAAAAGAATTTCATTTGCCTTTGGATCAGAAGATGAATCTAATATACGTTTGCATAATTTCTCAGCTAATACTTACATAAGACACGAGCCTGTAGATTCAAATACTAATTTATGTGCATGTGGAAGAATAAATTGTAAATTGATTTTAACTGGTCAGTGTATAACATATAAAGATGGGAAACAAAAAATTAATCATAAAGATGGATCAAAGGTAGATATAATGATTTGTGATGTAAAATCTTACTTAGCTGCAATGAATTATATGATTCGATCAAATGATGGGATGACTAGTAATATTATCATGTACTGGGATGAGCCAACTATAACTTTAGATCATAATGATCACGAACTACATAATACAATAAGCAAAATTTGGAAAGAGAATCAAATTTATAATATAATATTATCATCAGCGACTTTACCTGAATTAAATAAAATAAAACCAGTAATTGAAAAATTTAAAAATAAATTTGATTATTTACAAATAAATATAAGTGAAATTAAAAGTCATGATTATAAAAAATCAATTCCTATTTTAAATAAAGATTTAAAATTAATATCGATTCATACTTTATTTCCTGATTTTAAAGAGATGAAGGAATCATTAGACTTTGTAAAATTAAATAAAACATTATTAAGATACATAAGTTTGGATGAAATTTGTAAATTTATTGAATTTTGTTTGAATGAAAAAATCGAAACAATAGAAAACATGAATACTTATTTTAAAAATAGTATTTATAATGTAAATATGAAATCAATAAAAGAATATTATTTACATTTATTGAATATGATTAATGAAGGAGAATTTGAAATAATTTATAATCATTTTAAATTAAATACAAAACAAAAATATATTACAAAAGGTAATGGAGTCTTATTTACAACATATGATGCAAAAACATTAACAAATGGTCCTACAATATTTATATGTGAAGATACTCATAAGATTGCGTCATTTTATATTCAACAATCGAAAATACCAGATGATAAATTTCAAGAGATAATGAAAAAAATATCATTTAATGAACATTTACAAAAGGATATTACTAGTTTGGAGGATAAAATTACATTAATTCAAGAGAAATCAGATGGAGCAATTAACAATTCCAATAATTTAAATGGCAAGTATAAAGATAAAAGAAGTGATAAAGAGTCAGATGAAATGAAATCTTTTTACAAGGAATTAAATAGTATTCGATCAAAAATATTATTAATAAATATGGATGAACAATATATTCCAAATACCGCAAAACATCAAAGTAAATGGAACAATTCAGATGAAATATGTAAAAAAGCCTTTATTCCAAAAATAGATGAAAGGCAAACAAAAAAGATAATGGAATTGAATGTTTCTAATACTTTTAAAGTACTATTACTACTTGGTATTGGCGTTTTTATGAAGGATAGTTTATTGGATTATCAAGAGTTAATGAAAAAAATGGCAACTGAACAAAAATTATTTATGATTATAGCATCTTCGGATTATATATATGGAACTAACTATCAATTTTGTCATGGCATAATAGGAAAAGATTTATCTAATATGACGCAAGAAAAAACCATACAATCTCTAGGTAGAATTGGTAGAAATAACATTCAACAGGATTATTCAGTTCGATTTAGAGATGACAACCTAATAAATAATCTTTTTAAAAAATCTTTAATAAATATAGAAGCAAATAATATGATTCGATTATTAACAATTTAAAAATAAAAAATTGATTACAATATTAATATTTTTTCTATAAAAATATCAATATGAGAGAAATAAATAATTCTCGTACTTATAGTTCTGATGATTGTAATTGTTGTATTTATACATGTATGCCATGTATTGGTTTATCAATTGTATTTGAAGAATTACTAAAATGCCTATGTTGCTGTTACTGTAGTAAAAATGAAACACAAAAAAAAAAAGATTTTAAATGGTCGGACAGTAAAAACGTAGATTTATTAGGCAGATATAGTGGTAAAATATATGGTGTTACAAATTATATAGAAAAAGAAGAATGTAAAGCACCAATACCAGTAAAATACACTAAAGTAAATCCAATGTAAAATTAAATTTTTTAGGACTTGATGTGAAAGGTTCATAATATAAAACACCATCACACATATTAGTAAGACAACTCCAACTACTAGAAGATACTATTTCATTGTGTCGAATTCCGGGAGTAATATTATAAGGAATTCCTGCAATTTTTTTCACTCTTTTTTTAATAAGTTCAATTAATCTATTAAAATGTTTTTCTTTTGTACAGATATCATCTAAATATAAATTGCATTTTTCACATTTTGCATTAGGCATTTACAGTAAATTAACAATATATATTTTAAAATAAAGAAATTATGTTCTTATCTTGCAAACAAAGGAATAATTAATATTATATAATTTTTTATAATATTAAATTGGAAATGTCGGTTAAAGTATATAACTTAATTTGAGTAAGCAACACCAGCCATACCACTCATAATACGAAGAACATTGTAATTAACGGCATAAACTCTTACCTTGGCAGTTTGAGTACCGGAAACAGTGTTAGAACTTAATACTAATTGTAAGACGGCGTTATCAATTCTGGAGAAGTTACATGTACCAGATGGTTGATGTTCTTCTGGACGAAGAGCAAAAGAATAAACGTTGATACCAGTATCTGGGTGACGTGTGTGGTGTTGGAAAGGTTGTACAACATCAAAATAAGAACCTTCACGTTCAGAGATACGATCTTGACCGTTAAGTTGTAACTTGGCAGTTACAACAGGGTTTTCACCCCAACAGTGTAATTTAAGGGCAGTTTCAGCAAGTACGAAAGTACCGGCATCACTGACAGTTGATAATTTGGCATCAGAGTAACCAGAATAAGAGGTAGTATCAGCGGCGTGTTCTTGGGCGAAAAGACCATGTTCATCAATGAATGAAGCAGCGACGGCATCTTTACCACCAAAAGCATGTACAGCGTTTGGAAGAGCATCGATAGCATCAGTATAGTTGAAAGGTTGAGCACCAAGGGCTTTGTATAAAGCTTGACCACCTTCAAGAGAAGCACAGTAATCAACGTTAGCATCTGGTTGGACAACCCAGATTAATTCCTTACATGGATGATTGAAGTTAAGTTTAATTTTGTTGGATGAAGAACCAACAGATTCATCACCAGTGAATTGAACTTGTTCAATCAAGTATTCATGAGGGTTTTGTGCCATCTTTCTACGTTCATCAGTATCAAGGAAGATATAATCAACATAAAGAGAAGCAGCTACAAGGGATTGTTGATAAGCATTAGTTACTGAAGGGTTAGTACCTTCTTCAGAACTTAAAGTTTTAACTGCCCATAAACATTCACCGATTGGACGGAAATCGATGTTGATCTTGACTTCGTGGTATTGTAAAGCAATTAATGGAAGAGCAAGACCTGGGTTACGGCAGTACCAGAAAGAAAGTGGTACGTATAAGGTGGTTTCTGGAAGGGCGTTACGTGGGGCACATACTTGGGCTGGACCACCAGCAACGGCACAAGGACCAGAGATATCATCAAAATCAGGATCAGTGATGTAAGTTAATTGAGTTGTGTTACCTACCATTTTGTGGTAACCAGCTTCTTGTTCAGAAGACATAGTAACTTGGTTCCAGATGTGCATCCAGTCACCGTATTGACGATCAATTCTTTGACCACCAATTTCTACTTCAACTTGAGCAATAAGTTGTTCACCTGGGAAATCTAACCAACGAGCATAAACTTTCTTATTACCATCCATTTCTTTGTTAATTTCTGGTAAAGTTACTTGTAAATAGGTACGGTAAGCAAGATCACCGTTTCTTGAAACAGTACATGTTACACGACGGCCAAAATCAGCTTGACCTGAAAATGTTTGTTCAATTGATTCCATTGCAAAGTTAGTGTGTCTGCGGTAAGATACCTTCCAGAAAGTGATTTCTGGAGTTCCGGTAAGGAAAACGTCTTGAGCGCCATAGGCTACGAGTTGCATTAAAGCTCCACCCATTTTATATACTTCCTAAAGATTTAAAATAACAAAATAAATGTTTATTCTTTATATATACCTACTAAAACTTAAATTTTTT